TGTTGCCAAAGAATTAGTTAAAGAGGAAGAAACCAAATCTAATTTGGAGTCTGAATTAACAATGGGGTTAGAAAATGTAAAATCTAACATACAAGCTCAAACTACAACTTCAGTACCAGCAATGGCCACTGAAGAAGAAGATGACGACCTTCCGTTTTAGAACGGTAAAATAATTCTACCTTTTTAATAACAAGAAGGTTTAAACAAACAAAAAGAGCTTAGAAATTGGCTCTTTTTTGTTCTAAAATAACAAAACAATAAAACAAAAAAAAAAATGACTAAAAAACCAGAGAAAAAACTAGAGAAAAAACCAATTGAGAAAAAAACATTTGATAACAAAGCGTTTAAAAAAGATTTAGGTCTAGGGGCACAAGTTGTTAAAGAAAAAGAATTAACATGGATACCTTTTAAAAAAGCTTTTCATGATGCGGTTGGGTTGCCTGGAGTACCAAGAGGATACACCACACAATTTAGAGGTTTTTCAGATGTAGGTAAATCAACTGGTATTTACGAATCATTAGCTGGTGCTCAAAAATTAGGTGATTATTGTATCATCATTGACACCGAAGGTAGTTTTAATTGGGAACACGCTAAATTAGTTGGTTTTAAATTTGAAGAAGTTGTTGATGAAGAAACTGGTGAGATTATTGACTACGATGGTCCAGACTTTATGTATTTCGGTGGTAGCGATTTATTAGCTTTATATCAAAATTTTGATTATAAAGAAGCTAAGATGAAAACAACACCACAAAGATACATCCCAGTTGTTGAAGATATCGCTCGTTTAATCAACGAAATATTAGACAAACAAGAAAAAGGTGAGTTTCCACACAACATAACTTTTTTATGGGACTCAATTGGTTCTATAGGTTGTTATCAAGGTGCTGTATCTAACACAAACAATAATCAATGGACTGCTGGAGCTTTAAAAAGAGAATTCGAATCTATTTTGAATTTCAGGATACCAGCTTCAAGAAGAGAAGGTGCTCCTTATATCAATACATTTGTAACTGTACAAAAAATTTGGTTAAGACCTAATGCTGTCGGTCAACCTACTATTATGCACAATGGTGGTGAAGGTTTTAAATACGGTGTTAGAATGATATTCCACATGGGTGGTAAATCAACATCGTCAGCTAAGAAATTAGACGCTGTTAACGGTGGTAGAACATTTAATTTTGGTGTTAGAACTGATATTGAATGTGTTAAAAACCATGTTAACGGTATAGAAAGAATGGGTAGTATTTGCTCAACACCACATGGTTTTGTTAACCCAGACGAAAAAAACGCTTATGTAAAAGCAAACAATGCTTTTATTAACGCAAAACTAGGGACTAACTTTTCAGATTTTGAAGTAAAAGAAGAAGATTTAGAAGTTAACGCATACGAAAAAGAATAGTATTAACCTTTAAAAAGTTCAGAATGAACAAAAGACCACCAAAAAATGGTGAAATAATTAAAAAAACACAAAACACTCTATTGGTTGACGGAAACGCCCTGTTCAAAACAGGGTTTTTCGGTGCCAAAGACTCCTACAACATTCACGGTAACCATATAGGTGGTTTATATCAATTCATGACAACTCTTAGGATGTTGTTAACTGAAGATTTATACCACAGAGTGTACGTATTTTGGGATGGTAACTTTAGTGGAAAATTAAGATACGAAATTTACAAGCCATATAAGAGCGATAGAGGCAAAGATTATGAAAATGGGACACAACCCATAGATGAGTCTGAATTATCGCAAAGAGCGCGAACTTATGAGTATCTGAACGAACTATATGTTAGACAACTAAAACACGAAGTTATTGAAAGCGATGATTTCATAGCTTATTACTGTTTAAACAAAAAAGAAAACGAGAAAATAACAATATGTACTAACGATAGTGATATGGCTCAGTTAGTTGACGAAAATGTTAGAATTTATTTTTTAAATTTTAAACAATACGTTGATAAAACCAATTTTTCTTCGTATTTTTGCTATCATTACCAAAACGCTGCGGTGGTCAAATTGATTACTGGGGACACAGCTGATAGCATAAAAGGTATTAAAAATGTTGGTACCAAAACATTGGTCAAAATCTTCCCCGAATTGGTCGAAAGAAAAGTAAGTTTAACCGAAATTTTAGAAAAAGCAGAACAACTACAAGAAGAAAGAAAAACAAAAAAACAGAAACCACTTGTCGCACTAGACAACATTATTAACCGAGTAACAGATGGAGTTCAAGGAGATAAAATCTATGAAATAAACTACGCTCTGGTTAATCTAAAACAACCCATGATGACCGAAGACGGTATTGAGGAATTACACAATCTTATTGAAGGTACGTTACACGAACCAGTCAGAGATATCCAAAAAGTTTTTAAATACATAAACGAGGATGGGTTAAGAATAACTATTGGTGAAAGTAGATATGAAGATTATCTATCGCCATTTAAAAAACTAAAACAAAGAGAAGATTTAATATTTTAAAAAAATGAGTGAATATAACAAAAATGAAGAATTGAGATTTCAATTCATACTGTATATCAACGACAATATTATTTGTCAAAGATATTTTAACATTATAGGTTTTGACGAATCGTCAATTGATTCTTTAGAGATTAAAGAGTTGATGGAATCTATTGGTGGGGTAAATGGTAATTTAGGTTCTTTGGGTATAATCCCTAGATACCTACAAAGAAAATCCTTAACTTATTTATGGGATAACTATAACCCTTACTCGCTTCAAAATGATGAAAACCCTAAGAGTATTTTCGAAAGAAAAGATAACTTTCAGTTTGAAATCAAAGTTGACGAAAAGACAATTGGTAAAACTGAATTTAGTGGAAATTATTTCCCACCAAAAATCAGATACGCTGTTGACGTTAGGGAAATTATTCCAGAAATAATGGGTGAGATTAGAAGCCAATTAACTCAAAAGAAATACACTTTTGACGCTAAAACAAAGGCTTGGAGAGAATCTCAAAAAGAATTTTTGATAAAGTAGTAGTTCCATACTACTTTATCATATTTATTATAACACAGTTTCAAAAACTATATAAATGGCAAAACTATTAAAACAAGATTTTTCGTATTTAGGCGCTGAATATCAATATAAATTGATATTACAAATGCTTACAGACCAAAAATTTGCAAATACAATTATAGAAATAATTGACCCAAATTATTTTCAAGAACAACACTTAAAAGTTATCGTAAAAACGATAAAAGAAGCTAAAGAAGAGTTTGAGATTATGATAGATAAACAAGCTTTAGAATATCGTCTTTTAGAGAACATCACAGAAGAATATGCTAGAAGAAGTTTAATTTCAGAGCTTAGAAAAATTGAAGAATCTACATTAAATGACAGCGAATATGTTCAAAAAACAGCTTTAAAATTTTGTAAACAAAAAGAACTTAAAAAGTCCTTAGATAAGATTACCGTTATTATAGATAGAGGTGATATTGATGGTTACGATGAGTGTGAACAAATCCTAAGAAAGGCTTTAGAATACGGAAACACAAGCGATGATGCTATGGATGTTTTAGAAAACATGGAAAGTGTGTTGTTGGATGATTTTAGAAACCCAATACCAACTGGTATTTCAGGTTTAGATGAAGTCATGGATGGCGGTTTATCCAAAGGTGAGTTGGCTGTTATATTAGCACCTTTTGGTGTTGGTAAAGCTTTACCAAATTCAAATAAAATTTATACACCTGAAGGTTATAAGTTAATGGGTGATATTAAAGTCAACGACAAAGTGTTTGGGAGAAATGGGAGAGAAACTAACGTTATTGGTGTTTATCCGCAGGGTAATAGACCAATATTTAAGATTAGTTTTAATGATGGTACTTTTACTTTTTGTGACGAAGAACATTTGTGGTCTGTTAATGGTATCAACCAACGAAATCGTTCGTCATGGAAAGATGGGAAAAGAATTAAACTAGAACCAGATAATTCGTTTAAAGTAGTTAAAACAATAGATTTAATTAATAAACTAACTTTTGGTTCTAAAAAATCGTTAAATTTCAAAATACCAATGGTGGAACCAGTTGAGTTTAATGAAAAAGAATTACCAATAAACCCATATGTATTAGGTGTTATGTTAGGTGATGGTTATATGAAATCATCTAGGTTTACAACTAAAGATATTGAAATAGTTGATGAAGTTAGGAGAACTAATTCGGTGAAAATATCAATTAAAGAAAGATGTAGAGACATTGACAAGGGTAACGTTTTAGTTAAAGAATGTTTATTTGATGTTTGTGTTTATGGTATTACGGATAAGATTAAAAATTTAGGTTTATATGATAAAAAATCAGACACTAAATTCATACCTTCAAATTATTTATTTAATTCAATAGAAAATAGAGTTGAATTACTTAGAGGGTTATTAGATACTGATGGTAATGTAAGAAAAAATGGTGGTATTGAGTATGTTAGTACTTCTAAAGATTTAATTGAAAACGTTAGATGGTTGGTTTTATCGTTGGGTGGTTTTTGTAAATTATCTAGTAAATTACCAACCTATACATATAAAGGGGTTAAAAAAACTGGAAAAGAAGCCTACAAATTAACAATATCTTTTCCTGAAAAAAACAACATAATACCATTTAAATTAAGTAGAAAAAATGATAGAGTAATTAATAGGGTTAAATATGATAACAATAAATTTATAAAATCAATAGAATATTCACATGATGAAGAAGCAACTTGTATCATGGTTGATAATGATGAACATTTATTTGTAACCGATGATTTTATTGTTACACATAATACAACCATGATTACAAAGATAGCCAACACCGCAATGGGTTTAGGTAAAAATGTTTTACAAATATTTTTCGAAGATAACCCAAAAGTTATCCAAAGAAAACACTTGGCATGTTGGTCAGGGATAGAACTAAACGAGTTGTCAGCACATAAAGACTTATTGAGAGATATCGTTGCTGGATTAAAAGTTAAAAAAGGTAAACTTGTTCTTAAAAAGTTTGCTAGTGACGGTACAACAATTCCGATAATTAGAAATTACATTAGAAAACTTACAGCACAAGGTTTTAAACCAGATATCGTGTTATTAGATTACATAGATTGTGTTGAACCGTCTAAGAAATTTACAGATATCAACGCTGGTGAGGGTAGTGTAATGCGTCAATTTGAAACACTTTTATCAGAGTTTGAAATTGCTGGTTGGACTGCCGTACAAGGTAATAGAAGCTCAATCAAGTCCGATGTAGTTGAAGCGGACCAAATGGGTGGTTCAATTAAGAAAGGTCAAATTGGTCACTTTATTGTATCAATAGCAAAATCTTTAGACCAAAAAGAAGAGGGTACTGCAACTATGGCTATTCTTAAATCTCGTTTTGGTAAAGATGGTGTTATATTTAAAGACATTAGATTTGACAACGCTAGAATTCAAATTGACATGGGTCAAAGTGTGGGTCCTAGGACTCACTCACAACAAAAAGAAGATAAGAAGGATAGTGAATCGTCAAGAGTTAGAGAATTACTAGAAGCTTCAAAAAACAGAGATAACATATTAAACAAAGATAAAACTTTAAACGCTATGTTAGGGGAAGAAGAAATATAAAACATAAAAAAAACAAATTAAAAAATGAACGAACCAATCCTTAAACCTAATGATAATAGGTTTGTAATTTTCCCAATTGAACATCAAGACTTATGGGACTATTACGAAATAGAACAAGATGCCATGTGGACAGTAAAAGAAATAGATTTATCTAAAGATATTGAACACTGGAACAACAAATTAAACGATAACGAAAGATTTTTTATTAAAAATGTCTTAGCGTTTTTTGCTGCCTCTGATGGTATCGTAAACGAAAATCTTGCTATTAACTTTTTAAATGAAGTTCAATACACTGAAGCAAAATTCTTTTATGGTTTCCAAATAATGATGGAAAATATTCATAGTACAATGTATTCACTTTTGATTGATACATATATCAAAGATACCAAAGAAAGAAATGAATGTTTTAAAGCCATAGAATACATGCCACCAGTTAAGAAAAAAGCTGAATGGGCTCTTAATTGGATTGAATCAGATTCTTTTGTAGAAAGACTTGTAGCTTTTGTAGCGGTAGAAGGTATTTTCTTTTCAGGTTCGTTCTGTAGTATTTTCTACTTAAAATCTAGAGGTCTAATGCCAGGCTTATGCGACTCAAACACATTTATTTCTAGAGATGAAGCGTTGCATGCTGATTTTGCGATTCATTTATTAAACAATCACATTGTAAATAAACCTAGTGAAGAAAGAATTCGTGAAATATTATTATCTGCTTTAGAAATAGAGAAAGAATTTATTACTGAATCTTTACCAGTCTCATTGATTGGTATGAATGCTGATTTAATGAAACAATATTTAGAATTTGTTGTAGATGGTTTATTAGGTCAATTAGGTTGTGAAAAAGAGTTTGGTTCAAAAAACCCATTTGAGTTTATGAATCAAATTGCGTTAAAAACAAAAGCAAACTTTTTCGAAGGTCGTTCAACAGAGTATAAAGCCGCTGATTTAAGTGGTGCAATTTCATTTGATGAAGAAATTTAATAATAATATGCAAGTAATAAAAAGAAACGGAACCAAAATAGATTTTAATCCAAACAAAATCTTATTAAGAATTAAAAAACAATCAGAGGGGTTAAAAGTTAACCCTGACGAGTTGTTTTTAAAAGTAACACAAGGTATTGCTGATAACATGACAACTAACGAGGTTGATGATTTGATATCCATTGTTGCTGAATCACTCTCAATGAATCACCCAGACTATTCTATATTGGCTGCTAACATAGCAATAAGCAAATTACATAAAGAAACTGAAGATTCATTCATGAAAGCAACTAAAAAACAATATAATGCTGGGTTGCTAAGTGAA